GATAAATCAATCTTTGATAAATATGTTTTTAGGGGTGATGGTAAAACTATTAGATTTCAATTCATTACAGAGGTTGGTGAATTTGTAGATGATAATTACAAACATACCAATGATATTGTTTTTGAAATTGTTAAAAGAAATCAAAGTATTCAAAATGTTATTGATGATTATTATAAAGAAACTTTATTTAATCAAAACTTTTTTGTATTGGAACAATTAAAAAAATATAGAGATTGGGTTGAGACTCATAAGTTTAAATCTGATACAGAGTTATTAAATGCTTTTGAAAATATTCTTAACTTATATCATGTTAGTTGGGCTCCATCAGAAAACACAATTGATGATTTTAGTATTAACTCTGGTGAACGAGGAGTTGCAACAAATGGTATTAGTTCTGTATCTAATAAAGTGTTAGCAAAATTTCAAAATAAATATTTAAAAGGACAACCAGAAAATCATGAATTAAATTTGGTTATCAATGAAAAGATAAAATCTATATTTTCACCTATTAGAAAAAGGTTTAAACCTACTCAAGAAAATTGTACCAAAATGTTTAGTTGGGTTTTACAATCTTATTATACCACAAAGGGTGGATACACAAAAGGTATTGGTAGAGGTAGTGTATTAGATGTTGTATCTAATGAAATTATGAAAGTGTTAGATAATGAAATGGAAGATTACGCTCCAAGAAATGATGATGGTGAGATTGATTACAAATATAATGATACATCAATGTTAGAACATTTTAAATCTTCTTTAACATTATGGGGTTGGTATAAAGATTTACAAAGAATAAATAAGTATTTTGATAATGGATATATTAATGAAGATGGTACAAGATGGATTCCTATTTTATTAAAATATGAAAGAGAAACAAAACAAGAACTTACTTTAAAAGAACAAAGAGTTATTCAGAACATTCATATTAATGGTAAGTTTGTTTCTTATTCAAGTTTTGATAAGTTAGTTGGTTCTTCTATAAATGAAATAGATAGAGATACTGATATATCAAAACTCTTAGTTAAATATTTTGTAAACGATAATTCTGTAGAAACAATTAATTATAAGAATCAGTTTATAGAATCCTTATTAACTAACAAAGTAAAAGATAGAACAAGCCATTTCCTAAGAAAGTATAATTACATTGATAATATATTAGGACATTGTTCTTTAAAAAGTACTACAAAAAATTGGGTTAATATAAATCCAAACGAATCAGGTACAGAAGAATGTGAACATTATCTTTCAGTTAAAGGTACTAATAAATCAGAAATAAGATATCATGGTATTAACTTTTATAATTTAGATAAAACTACAAATGGTTTAATATCTAATGATTCTATTTCAAATAAAAAAGAAGTTGTTAAAAACTTGGATGGAACTCTTGGACAATTACATAATCCAAATGATAAATTAGAAAACAATGTAAAGCAATTACTTAATAGTTCAGAATATGATATCTTTAGAGAAGATTCTTTTGGTGATGAAGATTGGGTTAAAGTATGTTCAGTAGGAGTTATTGGAGATAATGTTTCAAGTGAATTAACAAATAACTTACTCTACAAATATAGAAGTGTTCAAATTGATAACTACTTAGAAAAGGTATTCGGTGATAAGTAAATTTCTTGATTATGGTTATGATGATATCAAGTGTGATGTCAAATTACCACTTCCTATCATTGAAGAGTTTGATGGTATCAGAGTTGTTCGTGATGATTTACTTGAGGGTGGAACTAAACGAAGAGCTTTCACTCAATATGTTGCATCACTTCCTGATGTAGAAGAGTTTGTATATGCATCGCCTCGTCAAGGATATGCACAATTATCATTAGCATATGCTTGTAAAGATTTAGATAGAAAATGTACCGTGACTGTTCCAAAGGGTAAACGATATTGGTTGACTGATGAGGCAGAAGAGTTAGGTGCTAATATCATAGAGGTTCCAATGGGATACTTAACAAATATACAACATAAGGCTAGAGTATATTGTGAAGAGAATGGAGCTCACTTAATTCCTTTTGGTGGCGACCATCCAATCATTATTGAAGCAATGTGTAGAGCGGCTATGAGTTTAGATTCAATCAAACGATTCGAACATCCAAAAGAAGTTTGGACTGTTATGAGTAGTGGTGTATTAAGTAGAGGTTTACAAAAGGCATGGCCTAATGCAAAATTTTATGGTGTACAAATAGAACACAACACAACAGAAGAAGAGATGGGTAGAGCAGAAACATTTCGTTCTAAATATAAATTTCAACAAGAGTGTAAAAAAGATGAACTACCACCATTTCCAAGTTCACTAACTTATGATAGTAAGGCTTGGATGTTCATCAAAGAACACGCAACAAAAGGAGCATTATTTTGGAATGTGGGAAAGTAGTAGTTACTCGATTACGAAGTACAGAATATTATAAAGGTGAACCATTAAATCATATTGTTGATTCACATTATCATTTGTTAAATAACTTCATAGAAAAATATGATACATGGCCACATTCTTTTGATACCTACAATTGTTCTTTACCATCACGAGAAAAGAAAAGAACTAATGTTAGAGATTTAAATATACTTAAAGAATCTGATGTGTTGATAATACCAAGTGAAGCTGAATTTGCTTATAACATTTATGGTAGGATTCAAAATCTATTAATGGGTAGAAGTTGGGGTAATGTAGAATACATGAGAGAAATTTTAAGAGATAATCCTAAACCACGAAAAGTTATTTTGTTCACAAGTGATAAAGCAGATACAATAGAATTATATAGAGATAAAGTTTTTAAAGATGTTCCTAATTTAACATTTTACCAAATAGATGAAAGTGAGTTTCCAGGTGGAGTACATCATTTAAAATATATAAACATAAAAAAACAAAATCTTGATACTACAAAAAAAACTGATTTTGGATATTGGGGAACTTCTAAAAAATTTAAAATTGATTCTACATCAGAGATGAGAGATTATCATGTAAAGGATTATTATAAAGATGGTAAGATTGTAAAGTATGGTACTGCTGGATGTGAATTGAAAACAAGATTTATAGAACCATTGTATGTTGGTAAAGAATCAAAAGATGAACGACACTTAATATTAAAAGAAATTTATAAAGATGAATCAATTAGTAATAATTTAATTGGATACTTTGATGGATTTCAATACACACATAAGTTCGATAAGAATATGACTAATATTTTACCACACTTATCAGAATGTAAATTTACACTTTGTTTTAATTGGCCAGGTCAAGAAGAACATTTAACTTCAAGATACAATGAGGCATTAGGTTGTGATATTATTCCATTAGTGTGGCAAAATTATGATTGTAATAATCAGTTAGTATTAGATGATAGACAAAGAATGTTTTCTTTCGAAGATATAAAAAAGTGCTTGACTTCTACATCAGAAAGTGTTAGATTACAATGGTTAAATTCTATTCAAGAAAAGTATTTAAGTGTAACTAAACCAATAGAATATTATGAGGAATCGTTTAACCAAAAATTAATGAAGATACTAAATGATTGATAAGATTTATATACCTACAGTTGGCAGACCTAATGAACAAGTAACTTGGGATAATCTACCAAAACAATTACAAGAAAAAGTTTGTTTTGTTATTCATGAAAGAGAAAAAGATTTATATGATTATGATGCAGAGTATTTAGTATTATCTGATGAACTAAACACTATTGCAAAAGTTAGGAAAGAAATTATATATCACGCTGATGAACAACGATTTTGTATGTGGGATGATGATGTTATTTTCTACAGAAGAAATAGAAAGTATTATGGTGATTTAAGAATTAATGAAGTTTATATTCCAGATGTATTAAAAGAAGATGGTAGCCCATTATCAAAATGGAAAATGCAATATAGAGATTTTGTAGAGATGTTTGCTCAATTCAATGAATGGTTTGATAATGAAAAAACTTTAGTTCATATTGGACACAGAAGAACTAATTTGCCACCATTAGGTTCAACACATGATAACATATTTTTTAATTCTATGCATTGTATTGATGGTAAAAAATGTAAAGGGTTTAGAGATTATGTAGATTGGGATTTATGTCAAGTTGGTGAAGATGCTAACTTTATGTTAGAGTATTTAACAAGAGGTTATACAAACCGAAGAACAGATTTATATTCAGCACATTGGGGTTCATATCAAGAGGGTGGTTGTTCGGAATATCGAGATGCAGAGTTTCACAATAAAGAACATGAGAAGTTGATGAATAAATGGCCAGAGTATGTGAGTATTAGAAAAGAAATGATGGCTCAAGGTAAAGATGGAAAAAACATTGGTATGATAAAAGAGTTTAAATATGATATGAAAAAAGCACATAGAGATTCTACAAACAAGTATTTAGAAAACTTTAAAAAATTTGATAACTAAAAAATGGAGAAATAATAAATGACACAATTAACACAAGACCAGTTGGTAAAGAACTATCAAAAACTTCGTAGGTTAGTTAATGATACATTTTCAGGTGAACGACTTGAGAGATTAAATGAAATGTATGATTCCTTAGAAGATAGAATAATAGTTGCTCCAGCAAGTGGTAAGGAACATTATCATAACGCCTATGTGGGTGGTTATGTAGAGCATGTTCTTCATGTAGCTAGTTTAGCTCTAAAGATAAACAAGTTATGGAAAGAGAATGGGGCTCATATAAATTATACAAATGAAGAATTAGTATTTGCAGCTCTTCATCACGACTTAGGTAAAGTTGGTGATTTGGAGGGTGAGTATTATTCACCAAACGATTCAGATTGGCATCGTAAGAATCAAGGATTGATTTTCAAACACAATGATGAGATTCAATACATGACTGTTACTGATAGAGCAATATTTCTATTGAATCACTTTGGTGTAAAGATGTCCAAATGGGAATACATTGGATTAAGATTAACTGATGGGATGTATGAAGAGGCTAACAAAAGTTATTATACAGGTTACATTCACGCAACTCGTCTTCGTAGTAATATTGCTTATGTTCTACACCAAGCTGATATGATGGCTACTCATCTTGAATATGATAAATGGGAACAAGGTGAAGAACAATCTAAACAAGAAGTTAGTAAGAAAGTTTCTAACATCAAACAAGCAGTACAAACCGAAACAGAAACTAAACTCACAGGTGATTCACCAAAGGATTTATTTGAAGAGTTGTTTGGAGAGAAAAAATGATAGTAGAAATAATACTTGGTTGTTTAGCAATAACATTTGGATACACAACATTTAACCTTACGAGAAAAGTAGAAAGGTTAGAGGCTTGGATTGAAGATTATGCTGCTAGAGTAACCATCACAAAGAATGTACTTGATGAATTAGATTCAGAGGGTAAGTTCGAATCCGATGATGAAATCGGAGTTGTCTTTGAGGGAATCAAAGAAACAATTACTGAATTAGAAACTATAACCGATAAGGAGATATAATGCCTCGTAAAGCAAAAAAAGGTTCAACAAGATATTACTTCACAGATTCAACACAAGATGCGATTATTCGTCATAATAAAGAAACTCGTCCACACATGAGAGAACGAATTTATAATGAACATATTCGTACACCATTTGAAAAGTTGGCAGAAAACATTATTCATACATTTAAGTTTTATTACTTTGATGTTCCAAGTGATGATGTTAAACACGAGGTAGTGAGTTTCTTGTATATGAATATGCATAAGTTCACAGAGGGTAAGGGTAAGGCATTCTCTTACTTTAGTATTGTTGCTAAGAATTATCTGATTCTACATAACAACAATAACTACAAACGAATGAAACAACATGACTCCGAAGAAGTTACAGATTACAAGAGAGACCCTGTAACAGAGATGAGAGGTAAGGAAACTGAACAGCTTAAGATGGAGTACTTAGAACAAATGGTTGAGTATTGGACTAATAATCTAACAACTGTTTTCAAACGAAAAAAAGATTTAGATGTTGCTAATGCTGTAGTTCAGTTAATTGAGATGAAAGATAGTATTGATAACTTCAATAAAAAAGCTCTATACATCTTGATTCGTGAGATGACTGGTTCCAACACACAACACATCACTCGTGTAATTAATGTGATGAAAAAACATCATGAACAATTACAGAAAACCTATATTGCTACAGGTTCTATCGAAACTCGATATACAGGTAGTTGGAACTTATAAGAATTTGTTAATAAACAGATGAGGTAAATGATGGAGTTTACAAGTTACTTAGTGATTGCAGGATTTGCAGTTGCTGGATACTTTTTGGTGAAATACTTTCAACGAGGAGTATAAAATAAAAAAGGGGAAGCCTCGGAAAAGACTTCCCCTTATTATCTATCCGATATAGTACTACTTACGGAATAAACCCACTAACACCAACAATGCGACAAGACCGGCGAAGCCTGACTCGCCGAATGTGTTGATTATAGATGTTAGGTTACCAATAACATTGACACCAAAGATACCACTACCGAAGATAATCTCGGAAACAGCACCTATAGTAACAAAGGATAACATTAGATGAGCTAAGTCATCTACATATCCTTTTACGAGTGTTATGATTTCCTTCATATGGTCTTTCTCCCGTTAGTTATCAATTAAGTCGGATTTTCACCGACACAATAATAACTATTGTATATATTTGATAAAAAAATAGGATATATAAATATATACATCGATTTTTTCATAGTTTTATATTTATTAATGATAACTTACAGGTAAAATTATGGCAATTGATTTCGAAATATTCGAGGGTAAAACCTTATCAGATGTATTCAAAGACATCTATGATAACTCAGCAAACAATAAAAAACAATTAGAAGTACTAATGAAAGAGATTGTTGGGTTTATTAAAGATGGTGATACCGCTGTGCAAATAGTTCCTATGTTAAAGGAATACTTAGAAATCAATGTCAAGAATGATGAACAATTAGTTAAGTTAGCAACTATTGTACAAAGATTAGCACAAGCGGGTAGTAAACAAGATTCAGATAGTGAATTTGGTTTAACGGATGCAGAAAAAGACCAATTAATGAAAAACATAACCGATACGGTTCATGAGTTACAAGACCATACAGATAATATCACAGCAAAGGTAAATTAAAAAACATATGAGTGGTGGATTTAACATAAAAAAAGATTCACGAACAACACCAGTAATTCAAGGTGGGATACAAACTTTCAATACTTTAAAAAAGTATATGAAGATTGCCCAACAAGATAATAGATTTTATGAACTTGAACCAATTGAAGTTTTAGAGGTGTTGTTGGATAGTAGATTACCATCGTTTCCAAAAAAACAAGATGGTACACCTGATTATCAATATCTTGGTGCAGTAATTGGTAGAGGTATTATTACTGAACAAGGATTGAATATAGATAAGTGTAAAATTTTTAAACCATTAAATCCTAATGTTCATACTATTCCTGTTGTTGGTGAAGTATTAGTTTCTGGTGAATATCTTGGTGATAATTATTACTTTTCACAAATAAATGTTTTTGGTAATCCAAGTATAAATACACAACATGGAATTAGTAAAATAAAATCAGAAAATACTTTAAGTTCTAATATAGGTAGAATGACAGCAAATAAAGGTGATGAAAATGGTACTGAAATTGGATACTATATAAATAAAGAAACTGATGCTCGTAGATTATTACCTAAAGAGGGCGATGTAATTATTGATGGTAGGTTTGGAAATGCAATTCGTTTAGGTAGTGATGAAAGAAATCAAAATCCAGATTCACCAAATATCATTTTAACTGCAGGAACAACAAAAGAAGGAAATAAAAAAGAACCTGTACGAGAAAACATTGACAAAGATGGTTCAAGTATTCATCTTGTTACAAACCAAGAATTAGATTATTCACCTGCTAAAAAAACTATTTTTGAAAATAAAAAAGGTAAAAATATTTTACTAAGTTCAGATAACATTATATTTAATACTAAGAACAAAGGTGATGTTGGAATGTTTAGTTCCAATCTTATTTCAATAGGTGCAGTTAAACAAGTTGTTGTGGAAACACCAGATACACTTGTGGATTCAGATAAAGTTGTTTTTAAATCACCAGTAGTGAAAATAGGAAGTGATAGTGCATCACAACCACAAGTATTAGGAAGAACATTAAATACATTGTTAAACCAATTATCATCAGCATTAATTACCTTTGGAACAGGATTAAATGTAGGGAATTTGACGGGTAAAGGAGCTGCATTAGCTGGACAAGTATCTTCGATTCAAGCACAATTGGATAATTTTTTAAGTGGTAAACATAGAATTGATAAATAAACATAGGAGTTAGAAATGACTAAAAAAGAACTTGTAAAAATAATACAAGAAGTTGTAAAACGAGAAGTACAAAAAGAGGTGAAGAAGATATTTATTAATGAGAATAAATCGTCTCTAAAATCTCTTGCACCTAAACAAGTTGTAAAATCAGTACAGAAGAAAAAAGAACCTGTACAATACACCGAAAATAAAGCATTAAATGATGTATTAAATGAAACAGTTGGTTTAGGACAGGCTGATGAAATGGATGAGTATCCAACAATGGGCGGTGGAACATTTGATTCTTCAAGAGCTACCGAACTATTAGGATATGGTGATTCAATGAGAGCAGGTGGTGATAAAGAAACACAACGAAACATGATAGCTGCACAAACATTAAGAGAAAAGAATTTAAGTGTAGATGATGTACCTGAAAGTGTACTAAATGCTTTAACAAGAGATTATAGTGATTTAATGAAACACGATAAGATGCAGAGTAAAAAATAATGGCAACAAAAAATGTAGTAAGAATAATTAATGAAGACCCGGATTCATATTTTGGTTTAACATTTCCTTTAAAGGAAGGAGTTGATAATAACTTTGTTAGGTCAAGTACTTTAAGAGAACAGGCTTCATCTAATATAAAAAACTTACTACTAACTATAAAAGGTGAACGAGTAGGACAGCCTAACTTCGGAAGTAGATTATCAGAAATATTGTTTGAACCTATTGATGATGAAATTGGTGATAGAATACAATCTGCTATAGAAGAGGCTTTAGAAGAGTGGTTACCTTATGTAGTTGCTGAAAATGTTTTTACTTTTGTGGATGAAAAAAATCCAAACTTAATTACTGTTTCTTTAGAATTTAGAGTTACTATTGATGACCCGGATGCAATAGAAACTATTACATTTAATTTTAATACTGGAGTTTAAGATGCCAACACAAAATCCTGATTATAACACAAGTAAGAAAACGATAAAAAAAGATATATCATATCTTGGTAGAGAGTTTAGTTCTATCAGAAACAACTTGATTGACTTTGCTAAATCTTACTTCCCAAAAACATACAATGATTTTAATGAATCAGACCCTGGTATGATGTTTATTGAAATGGCTGCTTATGTTGGTGATTTATTAAACTTCTATGTTGATAATCAATATCGTGAAACTCTATTACATGCAGCAGAAGAAAAGAAAAACATTTTTAAGATTGCACAATCATTTGGATATAAACCAAAACTAACAACACCAGCTACAGCAATTGGTAGATTTACCGTTCAAGTTCCATCAGTTCAAGTTGGTGATTCATATCAACCTGATTTAACTTACGCACCTATATTAGATGCGGATAGTGGATTCTCTTCAAGAAACGGAACCACATTTAGATTAGTGGATGATATTAATTTTAAAGCATCAAGTTCTTTAGATAGTATGGAAATTGAAGTTGCACAAACAAGTGGTACAACACCAACATATTTTTCTTTAACTAAAAGTGGTATATTAAAATCAGGTGAAGTAACAACACAAGAATTTACTTTTGGTGGAGCAACAAAATTTGATAAAATTATTTTAAATAATTCAAATGTAATTGATATTATTAGTTGTACAGATAGTGATGGAGATACTTGGTATGAAGTTCCATTTCTTGCACAAGATACGGTATTTAAATCTGTAGAAAATTCAGAAAAGAATAGTCCTGATTTATCAACATATAAAAAAGAATCACCATTTCTTTTACAATTAATTAAAACACCAAAACGATTTGTAAAATATATTCGTAGTGATGGTAAAGTAGAATTAAGATTTGGTGCAGGTATTAGTGATAATGCTGATGAAGAAATAATTCCAAATCCAGATAATGTTGGTAGTTCACTTGGTACAGGTTTATCTAAACTTGATGAATCATTTGACCCAAGTAATTTCTTGAAAACAAGAACTTATGGATTAGCACCAAAAAACACAACATTAACAATTAAGTATTCTCATGGTGGAAGTATCCAAGATAATGCAGCAAGTAATACAATTACAAGACTTGATTCACCAACATTTACAATTGATGAAGATAATTTAGATTCTACTGAAGTGAACACAATGAAACAAAGTTTATCAGTAACAAATCCTGTTCCAGCAACAGGTGGTTCTAACGGAGAAACTATAGAAGATACTCGACAAAATGCATTAGCTTATTTTGCATCACAAAACAGAGCAGTTACAAAAGAAGATTACGCAGTTAGAACATATTCGTTACCACAAAAATATGGTAACATTGCAAAAACTTATATTGTACAAGATGAACAATTAGAACAACATACAAAACTTATTATGAAAGAGGGTGAGATTGTTCAGAATGTTGGAACTCAACCAATAGCAAATCCATTGGCACTAAATATGTATGTTTTAGGATTTGATTCTAACAAGAAATTAACTACTTTAAATAGAGCAGTAAAACAAAATTTAAAAACTTATTTATCTCAATATAGATTAATGACAGATGCAATTAATATCAAGGATGCATATATTGTAAATATTAGTGTAAGATTTAGCATCATCACACAAAGAGGATACAATAAAAACGAAGTATTATTAAAATGTATTGATGAAGTTAAAAAACATTTTAATATTGATAGATATCAAATTGGACAACCAATTATATTGAGTGATATTGCATACAAGATTTCATTAGTGGATGGTGTGGCAAGTGTTGTACCACCAGAAGATGATAATCCACAAAAACAAATGGTTGTGATAGAAAACAATTATCAAACAGAAAGTGGATATAGTGGTCATGTTTATGATATACCATCAGCAACAAAAGATGGTGTTGTGTATCCATCATTAGACCCTTGTTGTTTCGAAATTAAATATCCAAATTCTGATATAACAGGTAGAGTAGTAGGAGACATTTAATGTATTATTTTGAATACCCGATAACCGATACAACCATTTATGAGGGAAATGTAACTTCATCTTATAATACTGGTATCGACCAAATATTAGAAATTAGAAAAGATGTAAACTCAACAGGTACGACAGTAGATGTTTCTCGTATCTTAATAAAGTTTGATTATGGTTATATTTCATCATCGATACAAAGTGGAATTATTCCAAGTGATGCTAAATATTATTTAAATCTATATGATGCAAGTTCAGAAGAATTAGCAGTAGAACAAACCATTTTTGCATATATCATTAGTGGTAGTTGGAATGGTGGTACAGGATATATGGATAGAGACCCTGTCTTAAGTGATGGAGCAAGTTGGAAGTATCGTGATAATGATACACAAAAAACTACATGGATGGGTGGAGATAATTTAACTCAAGGTGGTAGTTGGTTCACAAGTTCTGTATCTCAATACAATGTTAGTGCTTCATATGATTTAGTTTATGAAACAAAAGATTTAAGAATGGATGTTACTGATTTGGTGAAGAATCATATTTACTCATCATCAGTTTATCCAAATTACGGTTTTATAGTTAAGAGACAAAACTTACATACATCACAAAGTAGATTTAGTATCTTTGACCCAACAACTGCAACAGGTTCTGCAGAACACAACACCGATGTACAAGGACATTTAAAATACTTTTCTCGTGAAACACATACAATCTTTCCACCAAAGTTAGAAGTAGAGTGGGATGATTCAAGTTGGAGTACAGGTAGTTTAAGTCCATTAAGTTCAACAGATTTAGATAGATTAAAAATTTATTTTAATAATTTAAAACCAGAATACAAGGAAAAATCAAAAGTAAAATTTAGATTCACTGGTCGTGAACTATATCCTACTCGTGGATTCGATACAACACCAGCAGCATTGACTGTAAAATATTTACCAAGTGGAAGTAGAAGTTTAACACAAGGTACTTATTACTCAGTATTAGATGCTACAAGTGAAGATGTAATCATACCATTTGGTACAGGTTCTATTGTGAGTTGTGATTCTACAGGTAATTACTTTAATTTATGGTTAGATGGATTTCAACCAGAAAGACATTATAGATTTCAAATTAAAGTTGTGAGTGGAAGTGGTGCAGACCAAACATCAATGATATATGATGATGATTATTCATTCAAAGTAGTGAGATAAAAATGCCATACATTTTAAATAAAACAGCACGCAGTAAAAGTGAATTTTACAACAATATCTT